TTGTAATTAAACCGTAATTAACTGGCGCGAACTGTGTTGAATTAAAGTCCAGATCTAAGAACCTTTGTGATCTAACAGGGGTAAATACGTTTTCGAACAACGGGCTGACCGAGTATGTTAGGAAAAGCCCGTTGTTTCCTGGTGTTGAAGAAGTCCATGGAAAGATATAGCTCGATACTTCTTCTTGCGGAAAATAATTTGTTACTACATCAATATAACTACCGCTAAATTCTCCTGTATATTTTTGAATATCATTAGAAGAACTCATAAATACAGTACCGAAAGACGCAGTAAGTGCGATAGATGCTGTACCGTTATATTGAATTGGAATACCGGCTAGGAAATTTGTATTTTCTATTACTGCTCCTCCATCTGATCCACTTAATGTTAAAAGGTAATAATCAGCGTCGTAAGAAGAGGTAGTATAGGTAGGTTCGTGTCTTGGGTACTTATTTCTCTCAAGCATGTGAGACTTGATCACAATACCTGTATCGGCACTGGCTCTTGCAGGTACCCAATCTCTCATCATCTTGAATAGAGAGTTATTGTAATACTTAATTAGCCTTATAAAATCCCATACGTCGTATCTACTAGTATATTCATTAGTGAAGTACGTATTACTTACTTTATCAAGGGGGAAATAGGAGCTAGAGTATTGTAGATTGGGTGCGCCAATCAGCTGCATTATATTAAAATAACCAGGCTGGTTTGATGCAGTAACGTACCCTGATGAAGTAATACTTGCATTAATTGAGTCGGCGGGAGAGAATCCTGCTTGTACTGTTATGGATGTTTTTTCTAAATCGTTAGAGTAATACTGTAATGTAGTCCACGGAGACAGAAGGCTACTTGAAATTTGCTGTACGCTTCCGGTCATTATTCTAACCTGAGAAATCTCTTGTATACCTGGATACTGTAAGTAATTATATCCCCCAAACTCTAGGGGCTCTAAAATATCTGAAGGAACTCCGTATGTTGCGATTAATGCTCGCATCCCCCTTTCTGTACCTCTAGTCTTTAAAAGATAGGGGAGGTTATGATAGATACGTTTATAAATTTCGTCTTGGATCTGAGTTCCGGGTAATGTCGGGGTGACATACCCTCTGGTTATAGTTCCACCGCCCCATACGGTAATAGTGTTGTAGATTGAGCTAACTGCGTTCCATAGGCCTAACATGTTGTTGGCTACAAACGGCATAGTAACTACATACCTGTAAATTTTTTCTTCTCCTATCGGAGGTAAATATAAAGAAGCGCTTAAGTAATCGCTACCTACTGGAGCGTAGAGGCTACTGCTAGGTAGTACGATTGTTGCGTATGTACTAGAAGTAAGAGGTAGTCTTGATCCGGTTTGATTAATTCCTAATAGAGAATAGTAGAGGTTATCAGAAATACTAGTATTAGTGTATAACTGTACACCGAAGCTTTTAATTGCTTCAGAAACTTGATCTAAAGAGATTCCGACAAATGGATTGTTATTTGCATTATACCTGTTAGAGAGGTCTTTTAAATAGATCCAAATATTGTCAAAATGTTGACCGATCATATTTAAGAAAACCAGATACGGTGCGTTGGCACTGTCGTCTAAAATATACTGCGGTGTAGAATGTATTAACCAGTCTTTATTTTGATCGTCATAATACGAAGCTGACCAGTACATGCTCATAGTATTAGCCGTAGGCACTATACTTGGGCTTCCTAGCCAGTTTATGGCTTCCGATGAGCTTACTGAATATAAGATAAAGGGTGCGGTATTGTTCCGCTTAGGCCATGCAGTAGATGCAGAGTCAAAGTACATATAATACTCCCAGCCATCAAAGTTAGTAATAATACTATCAATCTGTGACTGTAGTGATACCTTTGCCTGTGTTGTATTTGTTTGAGTCAAGCCGTAGGAGGCGGACTCTATTTGCTGTAACTTATAGGTGAAATTATATAATCTCTCTGTAGCAGATGAAAAATGAATGAAATTGTTTAAATCACTATAATCTACGTTTATCTGAATTCCCTTTTCGTTCATCAATGAACTCAACTGCTGGAAGGAAGAGGTTACTATCGTTGCAAATAAATCAGAATAATTATAGTACGGGGTGGTTTGTCCTATTCTATCATCAACGGAAACCTTGAAATTAGGTCCTCTGACCTGTACGGTATCTGAAACAGCTTCTGGGGTAACGTTTATTGTTACGTTGAATTCGGCTGGGTTTGCAACGGGTGTTACTACCCAAAAAGTAGACTTTACATCGAAGTCTGCAGGTAAGGGTTCGTATAGTTTAAAGATTACATAACCGATCCCGTCTTCTTCTACGTACACGGCATTGACTCCGATGATCTGAATATCGTTACCGAAGTTTAGATAGAAGGTCGGATAGTAGATGTCTCCGGAAAGTATCGCGTTAAAGACGCCGAAGGTTTCAGAGAGCTGTGTATTAGATAGGTTCTGTCTGGCGGTTTTTATCTCAGTTCTAGATGTGGAAATTTCTTTAATCCAAAAGTTTTGAGAGGGGATTGGGCCTGATAGTAGCTGTCTAGTAAAGAAGTTATACTTTAAATTAAAAGTACCTCTATTGAAACCCGATCTCTTAGCATCAGCCTCCGGATCTAAAACTAGCTCTGTAGTAGTTCCGGTGACGGGATCTACTAGATTTCCGATATTATACTGGGAGGTATTATAATTACTATCTAAAACTGCTCCCCCTAGATCCTTAATAAAGTACTCTATATAGTCAGTAGGGCCGCCAAAGTTCGCTGTAACTAGTGCAGTACTTATTAGGGCTACGTCTTCGGGAGAATAAGTCTGGTATTGCCCGTTTGATCCTATGTATCTTACGTCTACTGTTTCCATTATACTGTATTAGACAAACTCAAAATGTTTGCATTAGCTTCAAGAAGTTGTTGACGAAGTGAGTTGATCTCTTCAATATAAGCCTTTTCCCCGTCAGTTAAAACTCCGCCTCCTAAATATTCTGTACTTCTAGCGGCAAGATACTCATGCGAGTTTAATTCTCCGGTTGCAGGAATATCAAAAAATAATTCATTATACAAATCAAAAAACTCGTCGATAGTTATCTGCTGAGGGAGAGCTGCAGAGGCTGTAACAGGAGTATATAATTCAGAAAAAGAGGTATCAACTACTCTAGTGAAAGTGTTCCGTCCGTACACCTCTTTAATTAACTTAACTTCTTCTGCCATTATTGAACTACTTTAAAAATTAAGTTTTCGTTTGTATAAATCACTTCTTCTCCAGATTGAAGTATAGTTTTAATCAAAATCTTATAAAATCTATTTACCTCTAGACCGCTAGTATATAAAGTGAAATAATTACTTGTTGTGTCGGCGCTTAATTTTGTATACTCTGTATCGAAATCAACGATTACTTCGTTAGTCTTATAGTCCATCAAAGACCAATAGCTTTGCTCCGGGAGGTATAGTTGATTTAGATATACTGATGAAGTAGTGAATTGTCTTGCAGGATAGGTTGCTCTTACCCCGGTCCTTACTTTATATACTTCGTTTTGCCTGAATTGACCTGGATTATTTTGCAGTACAATTGTGATTTGGTCATTAGTAGCAAGACTCCAGGATCCTGTTGGCCCGTAGACTGCGTCTGCCCATTTAAATTCAATTGTCGGAGGATAGATGGTATGAGTGTCGACTGAAAAGAACTTCAAATCTACAAAGGAAGACGTATTATTCTCTATATAATCCGGGTGCTTAACTATCAAACCGTAATTAGGTATTCCGACAGTAGAGACGACTATGTTATTATCATTCTCCGTAATGATCGGATCGCCTCCTTCTGTTCCTAAGTTATCTACCGGAGTTGCGTAGTTTGTAGGTAGAGGGTATGCAAACCATCCCCCAACTACGTCGGTTATATCCATATTAATGTCCTTATTGGACATGTAATCGAAGAATTGGCTTCCAGAATATAGTGTAATATACGAACTACCTGTTTGTGTCCATAACGGGGAGTTTTGGTACGGTCCTGTATATAACCAGCTTACTCCATTTCTCGATTCAGGTACTTGAGCAAATTGCCCTGTCCCCATAGCCCAGGATTGAGATAATGCAAAGACGTCTAAGGAATAGGTTGTACTTAAATTCTGTGCAGAAGCTAAATAAAGCTTTAAGTTTGCTTTCCAGGACCCGCTGATTGATTCTGATGCGAAAGCCTCCAGTTTTGTGATATCGGCTGTAGAAAATTGAAGTAATGCTCTTCTTATATCCTTATCAGGAAAATAGTATTCTGTAGTATCGTAATTACCGTTTGCAGCTAGATCGTAAGTGTAGTAAGGATTATTGGTTAAGGATTCTCTATAGAGGAATCTAGTACCGTCTTGAGAGTTTTTTGCAGATACTTCTAGAATAGGATCTCGGCCCGTATTTTTTGACGGGTACCTTGAATATACTGTCGAGTCTGCGGATGCAAATATTTGATATACTGCCATGGTTAGAATGTTACTACACGTCCTTGAATATCTGTGTCTGGATATTTAACTTCAAAAATACTTGGATCTAAAGAAGGATAAATAACCCCGTTCAGAGTTGCTCCTGAAATGTCATAACTATATTGAGAATAACCTTGGTTAGTTCCTGCTATATTGTTTATCGATACTTTCTGGACAGTCTGTACTCCTGCAATCTGATCAAGGGCTGTATAGATTTCGGAAAGGATTATCGGTTGATTAATCTGCCAATTTTCTCTTGCAAAGTACGTTCTTAATACACTAAGACATCCAGCAAGTACATCTCTTGATGTATAATTTGGTCTAATGATTACGTCGAAATTAACCTGAATATTTATGATATAGGCAGGTTTTAGGATGATAGTATCTGTAAGCATTCTATATTGCTCAAGATAGGTTTGTATATTTCTTAAAAGAGCAGGCCCTGGAGTTGTAAAAGCTCCTAGTGTATCGTAGCTAAGTAAATAAATTGAAGTTGCTAGAGGATCTCTTTCGCCAGGCTGCCCTACTAAGTACTGAGCAAAGGTAGCAGTATCTTTTGTCACATATGCTTTTGCTACTTGACCGAATTTAGGCGGCATCCCTAATACTGTGCCTAAATAGTCTTGCTGCGTTACTGCGCGCATCTGAGAAGGGAACTGAGCTAAGGTGTTTAACCTGATATCTTCGGGAGTATCGCCATCGCCTCCTCCTACTGCAGGTACGCTGTTGTTAATAGCTAAGGTAGTTCTTATCGTAGCCTCAGTAGTAGGGTTAGTTGGGTTTGGAAATGTGATATTAGAAAATACTATATTAGTTAATTCGTTTACTGCAATATTAGATGTAGCCCCGCCCCCTACTAGGTATTGTACTGATAAATTAGTTTGGAAGGGAGCGACTCCGTAAGAATTATTTGTAACGAAGTTTGTGGGATCGTAAGCGGTATTTAACATATCAATACCGTTCACCGTTCCTATACCTACATTAAAAGGATTTGGAATTGATCCTGAAATTGCTTGTATACCTGCTCCGAATTCTAACTGTAAAATATTATTTGCAGTGAATCTTGAAACAAAGCGGAAAGGTACGTTTTCTTTCTCTAGTACATAAGGTACCTGATTTGCTTCTTGATATAATTGAGGGTAGGCTAAGGCAGTATTAGCTACAGGTTTTAAAATATAGTCCTGTGCTAGATAAGGTACCTCGTACCATCTGTACCCTGTTCTTTGATCAATTACTCTTATGATTTCGATGATATCTGTATCCTGTATTGTTCTTATGGGGAATCTCTGAATAGTTCCGAAATTTAAAACAGCAGTTCTAACTTGACCGGAAATTGCTTGAGTTCTTTTCTTTAATAAGTATGTATTCGGATTACCGCCCGCTGTCGTATATACTGAGATCTCGGTTGGGTCTATTGAAGAGGATAAATTAAAGTCTACTCTATTAGGACAGTAAAAAAAGTTAGAGGTATTGATATTAGATCTTACCTGCATTCCCTCTTCTACGATCATTGCGTAATTAAAATCGGGATCGTAGCCGGAGCCTGAAGCAGGTATTTGCTGGTATACATCTAGGGTTACTATTGCAGCAGACGTAACCTTCGGTCTGTATCCTAACATGTAAGCTAGGGCATAAAGATTGTTTGTTTGCTTTGCGTACTCTAAAAACGTCTCTTGGGTTTGGTTATCTAAGTAAAACGAAAGTACATCTCCTACATAAGACGCCATATCAATAAACATAGTACCAGGCGAGGAGGTAGAAAAGTCGTTATACGAATTAGGATAGTACGTTTTAGCATACTCTACTAGCGCATTCTTAAACGTAGTAAAATCCTTATTTAGATATGTTATATTCTTGTTAGCCATTTAAACTTAGTGTTACAATGTCTGATTCACCTGTATTGTTTATTGTATACGAAAACTGTATTGTTAATAGGTTCTGATTTGGATCTCCACCAAAAGTTAATTGTGTAATTATAACATTAGGAAAATATCTTTCAATACCTGTTCTAATGAGAGAATCTAATTCGTCTAGTGTTTCTCTGGTAATTTGCTCAAATACCTTACTTCTAATATTAGCCCCGAAACTAGGATTGAAAATTCTCTCTCTTTGATCAGTAAGCAAGAAGTTTATAATGTTATACTTCAATTGTTCCCTCGTAGTATAAACTGTTCTAAATACTCCTGGAGCGTCGAAAGGTAAAGCGACTCCAATACCAGTCGAAGGCCTGAGATCAAGAACATTTATATTTCTAAGGTTATATGCCATTATATTTCTCCGTTAGCTTTCATTTT